AAAGATCAATTATTTCATAATTCATTTTATTTTAAAAAGAATTGGCGAGTTAGCGACAAACACTATTATTGGATAGGTTGGGTAGGGAGTCCTAATTTAAAAAGAAGAGAAGATTTAATATTACTTGGTCGAGTGGAAAAATGGCATAATGAATGGAATATAGATAGACGGTTTCATTCTTTAGGATTTAGATCAGTATTCTTAAAAGATAAATATGTGGAACATTTGGGAGATAATGAATCTAGAATGGAAGGTAAACGTCCTCCGGATCATCTCACCCCTGAAGATTTTTTCCCAGAATTATTAAAGCCTGATAGAATTTATCCAATATTTGATTATTTTCATTTAGACAAATAATATGAAAAACATACAAAATTTAAATAATATTTTTAATATAGATCCGGTTGATGAACCTGCTGGGACAGCTTTGGCATCTTTGGCTGAAAATTTGAACGATAATAAAGAAATGGATCAAGAAGAAGATTATCAATTAGCTCGCCAAACTATGAGAAAATTATTAATGAAGGGGGAAGATACTTTGGACACATTAATTGAATTATCTAAAAGTTCTGAACATCCGAGAACGTATGAAGTTGCAGGACAATTCATGAAAACTCTATCAGATGTATCTAAAGATCTAATGGGGTTACAAAAACAAGTTAAAGATTTAAAAACGGATGACCCTATAAAAATAGGAACACAAAATAATAATGTTGTGTTTGCCGGCTCTACAAATGAGTTAATGAAGCTGTTAGGTAAAAAAGATGACAACATCATCGACCAGTAAAAAATTATCCTACAACGGGAATCCTAATCTAAAACAGATTGGTACGGTTATATCATATTCTGCAGAACAAGTTAAAGAAATAATTAAATGTTCTCAAGAGCCTATATACTTTATAGAACAATATTGCCAAATTGTTTCTTTGGATAAAGGGTTAATCCCATTTAAATTATACGATTGCCAGAAGAAAAAGGTATTAACTATATTGAATAATCGTAAAGTTATTCTAATGGAAGGACGACAACAAGGAAAAACAATTACCTCTGCTGCCTGCATACTTTGGTATACATTATTCCAATCAAATAAAACAGTTGCTATTCTTGCTAATAAATCTTCAGCTGCTAGGGAAGTTCTTTATAGATATGAAATGATGTATGAGATGTTACCTATATGGATGCAACAAGGTGTTAAGACATTCAACAAGGGTGACATTGAATTAGAAAACGGTTCTAGGGTATTTACTGCGGCAACAAGTTCTTCGGGTATTCGAGGTAAATCTGTAAATTGGTTGTACATTGACGAAGCGGCAATTATTCCAAACAATGTTGCTGAAGATTTCTTTACGTCAGTTTATCCGGTTGTTTCTGCAGGTGAAACCACAAAGATTCTGTTAACTTCTACCCCGCTAGGATATAATCATTTCTGGAAATTCTGGAATGAAGCAGAACAAGGTCTAAACGGATTTGTTCCTATGTTTATTCCTTACAGCGAGATTCCTGGTAGAACAGAAAAATGGGCGCAAGAACAAAGAGCATTATTGGGTGAACTTAAGTTTAATCAAGAAGTTTTATGTAGATTCCTGGGATCATCTAATACACTTATCAATCCTGATACTATTGGTAGAATGTCAGTTAAACCGTATGTATATAGTAAAGATGGTTTAGATGTGTTTGATGAACCTGAAGAAGATAAGGTTTACATGCTAGTTGCAGATACCTCGCGAGGTGTAGGTGGAGATTACTCTGCATTTGCAGTCATGGATATTACTACATATCCTTTTAAGGTTGTTGCAAAATACAGAAACAATAAAATAAGCCCTCTTCTTTTCCCAAATATTATATATAAAGTAGCCAAAGATTATAACAAAGCTTATTGTTTAGTTGAGATTAACGATAACGGACAACAAGTAGCAGATACTTTGTATATGGATTTAGAATATGAGAACGTGTTTTTTGTAGGAAGTAATAGTAAATCTGGACAATTCTTATCTGGAGGATTCTCTCAGGGAGCAACTCTGGGGGTTAGAACTACCAAACAAGTAAAACGATTAGGTTGTACGTCTTTCAAGAGTTTAGTTGAGGGCACAAAATTATTAATACATGACCCAGATATTATTAACGAAATATCTACATTTATTGAAGTTCGAGGATCTCATAAAGCAGATGAAGGATACCAGGACGATTTGGTTATGTGTTTGGTGCTATTTTCCTGGGCCACCAATGAATCATTCTTTAAAGATTTAACTGACTCGAATCTTAGAAAAGCTTTATATGAAGAGCAGTTCAAACAGATTGAGGAAAATCTTACTCCGTTTGGTATTATAGATACGGGCATCCCCGAACATGAAGCTCCTCAGATTATGACAGATGCAATCTGGTTTAACGTGGGATCTAAGAATAGAGATGAAATTGAAGAAATGCAAAGAAAGTTCCTTGAAAATGTCTAAAAGACTATAATTATAAATAAATAGAAATCAAATTATAGAAAACAGCTCTATAAAATTATCAAGGAGAAGAAGATGGCATTTCAGCTTTCACCTGGCGTTGTAGTAACTGAACAAGATAGAACTACTTTAGTTCCCTCGGTTGCAACCACTGCTGGCGCATTTGCAGGAGCATTCCAATGGGGTCCAGTGGAAGAAGTTACAACTGTAGATTCGGAAAAAAATCTAGTAACTAATTTTGGTCAACCGAATGATTCAACTGCGGGATATTTCTTTACTGCAGCAAATTTTTTATCTTATGGAAACAATTTAAACTTAGTTCGCGTTGTAGATAAAGGTGTTGCTAGAAACGCAACTTCTACTCCATCGGGAACTATTACCAGTATAGTTGTTAGTTCTTCATCAAATACTTATACTTCTTTATCAGGAATTTCTGTAGCTATAGCTGCCCCAGGTGTAGAGGGAGGTACGCAAGCTACAGGTAATGCCTTGCTAGCAAATACTGGCGCAATTAACGCAATTACGATGTCCGTATTAGGACAAGGATATTCTGTAGCTCCTACTGTTAATGCTACAGCAAATTTATCCGCCAGCGGTTATGCGGCAAATGCAATTGCTATTTTAGGAAGCGGTAATGTTGTCAGTTTGACAATATTATCTGGAGGAAATAATTATAATTCAAATTCAAATATTATAATATCTGGCGGTGGCGGCGAAGGTGCTACAGGAAATTTACAAATAAGTTTTTCTGTGTCAAATGCAACTATTATTAGTAGCGGTAATGGCTATAGTAATAGTAGTTTGTTGGTATTTTCAGGTGGCGGTGGCTCTGGTGCAAATATTCAATTAATTGCTACGGGTCCAGATGGTAATATTACAAGTTTTAATGTAATAAGTGTTGGTTCTGGATATACTTCTACGCCAAATGTATCTGTATTACGTAATGGCCCAGAGGGGTCAAATGCGAATGCTAATATTAGTGTTACTTTAGGTCATGGTATAATTACAGGAGCAAATGTAGTTAATCCTGGTACAGGCTATAGTAGTGGTATTACTGTAAATATAAATAAAAATAGTCAGTTTGGCGGTGCCAATGCCTCCGCTATAGGTAGAATGGAAGCAAGGGTAGTGGGCGTTACTGTAATAACTGGAGGTAATGGGTATCTTGCCGCACCTATAATTACATTTACACCCGACCCCGTTGATTCTCCCGCAGTTACAGCAGTAGCAACGTCTGAACTAAGATATGCTGTTGATAGAATTACAATCACTAATGCAGGAACAGGATATTCTGCAACGCCGGAAATTACAGTAACAGTCCCATCTGGAGATGTATTTGCAAATGCAGTATTATCCCAAGGTTCAATTTTAATTTCAAATTTTGATAATTATGATGCTAATTATTCAACTGGCGGATTACTATATGGACAATGGGCAGCAAAATATCCAGGAATTTTAGGCAATTCTATTAGAGTTTCTCTTGCAGATTCGGGGGGCTTTACTGCATGGCAATATGCTAGTCAATTCGATGCTGCTCCATCGACATCTGCATATGTAACAGAGAAGGGTGGTTCGGGCGACGAATTGCACGTAATAGTATTGGATAGAACAGGTTCTATTTCTGGAACAGCTGGTTCTGTTTTAGAAAAATTCTCTTTCTTATCTAAAGCATCGGATGCCAAAAATTCCGACGGTTCAACTAATTACTACAAGAATGTAATTAACAATCAATCTAGATATATCTGGTGGTTAAATCACCATGAAAGTGGAGATGATTGGGGCACGGCTTCAACAACCGCTTTTGATGTTTTGGCTGCAAATTTAACTCAGAATTTATCTGCAGGTGTAGCTGGAGATAGTATAACCGCCGGCAATCTAACTACAGGGTATTCGTTATTCTCAAATGACGAATTGTATGATATAAGTCTAATTCCAATGGGACCAACTACAACAGCAAGCGTAGTAAATAGTGTTATTGCCATTGCGGAAGCAAGAAGAGATTGCGTAGTATTTGCATCACCTCAATATACAGACGTAGTAAATACTACAGGTCAGGCAGACAAAATTGTTGCTTATAGAAATACGTTAACAGACTCTTCATTCGCTGTTTTAGATTCTGGATGGAAATATCAGTATGATCGTTACAACGACAAATACAGATATGTCCCATTAAATGGAGATGTTGCTGGTCTTGCAGCAAGAACAGATTATATTGCAGATCCTTGGTTCTCTCCTGCTGGATATAATAGAGGTGTTATTAAAAATGTAGTTAAATTGGCATACTCACCTGCTAAAACAGATAGAGATACTCTATACAAGAAAGGTATAAATCCTGTGGTAACATTCCCGGGACAAGGTACTTTATTGTTTGGAGATAAGACATTACAATCTAGACCAAGTGCATTTGATCGTATCAATGTGCGTAGATTGTTTATCGTATTGGAAAAAGCAATAGCTACCGCTTCTAAATTCCAATTGTTCGAATTCAACGATCCATTTACTCGCGGACAATTTCGAAATTTAGTAGAACCATTCTTGAGAGATGTTCAAGGTCGTAGAGGTGTTACAGATTTTAGAGTGGTATGCGATGAAACAAATAATACCGCAGAAGTTATAGATAGAAATGAATTTGTCGCGGATATATTCATCAAACCAGCAAGAGCAATTAATTTCATTCAGTTGAATTTTGTTGCTACAAGAACTGGCGTATCCTTCGAAGAAGTAGGGGCATAATAGGAGAACTTAAAAATGGCAGTACCATTTAATGTAGAAAGATTTAAATCCGAACTAACAAACGGCGGTGCAAGACCGAATCAGTTTGCGGTTCAGCTAACCTTCCCAAACTATGTTGCGGGAAGAGGGGCGGCCGTAACTAAAGCTCCATTCTTAGTTAGTGTAGCAGAATTGCCAGGACAAACT